ATCCTGATGGACATGGCTTTCAACATGGGTGTGCCACGCTTGTGTAAATTCAAGCGCATGTGGAATGCGATAGAAGAACGGAAGTTCGACGCCGCTGGACGCGAGATGCTCGATTCGAGGTGGGCGAAGCAGGTTGGTTCGCGGGCCACTAAACTTTCGGATGCAATGGTCAAGGGAGAGTTTTGATGGCAAAGGGACGCATGGCTGCTGAAAGTGCTGAGAAATCTGGGGGCATTAATTTTCGCAAAGAAATAGAAGAAGCCTACAGAACCTTACCGGATCGTATTCGTAAGTATAAGGAAGAAAAAGGTAAAGGCATAGAACGTCCAGAGTATCCTAGCAAAAAAGCGCAAGAATACATGAGACAAGGAAAACCTATAGTATTTACATGAAACACGTCTTTCTCCTGTTCGTTTTCTTGGGGATTGGGGAGGACAAGCGACAAGTCAGCGGCGACATGTACTTCCGCGATTTAAACGATTGTGTGTGGTACGCACAAAAATTACACAAACAAGGGGAGACGGTGACGGCATACTGCCTACCCAAACTGGTCGATGAAAGTGTGCGGGTGTACTGATGTTAGCCGAACTTGCTGCAGCGAATGCTGCCTTTGCTGTAATAAAGACTGCTGTTCAGAACGGCAAGGAGATTGCCAGTGCAGGCAAGGCAATCGCCAACTTTGTAGGTGCAAAGGAAGAACTACAAAGAAGGGCGACTAGGAAGGGTGGCGGCTCCGACCTAGAAGAATTTATGGCTCTGGAAGAGCTACGCGAAAAAGAAAAACAGTTAAAAGAGATAATGATATACGCAGGTCGTCCCGGATTGTGGAATGACTGGCAACGCTTTCAGGCAAAGGCACGAGTCGCTCGAAGAGAAGCAGAGCAAGAACGTATAAGAAAGCGCAAACACCACTTTGAAGTGGCAATCATTACGTTCCTCTTGATTGTGTTTGCTTGTATCCTAGCCTCCGCTGTGCTTTTAATTTTGCACTTTCAGGGAAGACTATAATTTACTTGCAAAATTCACAAACTTGTGCTACAATATATAAGTTGGGGAGAGTTGAGTAATGAAGGTATATCGATTGGCAATAGATGCCTTAAAACATAAATACACTGCGGAGATGGCAGATGCAAAATTTGTATTCTCTCTTTACTCTAAACATCCTGTTGGCGTAGGTGAACATCCGGGTCTGCTGGAAGAGATGGATAACGCGTTGGAAAAATGGGTCGATGCAAACGACAAAATGAATGCCCTAAATTCTATTGTGGCAGAGACGGATAATGAAACTGAAGATTGATGGCGAACAAATCCCTCACTAAGTCGGTTGACCTGACGAATACCGCCCAGACTACGATATACACTGTGCCTGCTAATCACTCTTCTGTGGTTCAGGCCATTATTATATCTAACACAGATTCTTCTGCTAGGAATGTTCTTATTCAGAGAAACGATGGCTCCTCGACGTACAACATATTTGAGGCTCGTGCTATAGCCTCTAATTCCTCTGAGGCTCTGAGCAACCTCAATTCTCCCCTATACCTAGACGCAGGAGATATTGTGTACGCCACAGCTACCACCGGAAATACTCTACTGGTAACTATATCTGTGCATGAAACTTACGATCCAAATGTATTCTAGAACTACGGAATAATTTATGGCCCTCAAGGTAGCTGATCGTGTAAAAGAAACGACTAACACTCAGGGAACTGGTACCTATACGCTCTTGGGTGCAGTTACCGGGTTCGAGTCGTTTTCTGTTATCGGCAACGGGAACACAACATATTACTGTTGTACAGACGGTACTAATTTCGAAATAGGTATCGGTACCTACACAGCCAGCGGTACAACCCTAGCCCGCACGACTATACTTCAGTCGAGTGATTCCGATACAGCCGTAAACTGGGCAGCAGGTACACGAGAAATATTTGTTACTCAGCCCGCAGAGAAGGCGGTGTTCCTGAATGCGGATGGGGACATTGATTTTGAGAATACTGAAACTAGGATTAAGCTCGAAAGTAATGCTGGAAGCTCAGGAAGCGGCGATCCAAGCATTTCAATAGCAGGCGGTGGCCCAAACTATATTCGGTTCCACGATGGAACAAATTTTAGCAGCACAACAAATGCTGTCGATATAGTTTATAGGACTGGTCCAAATGACCTGCTCATTGAACGCTCTAGTGGTGAAAACATAGCAGAGTTTGGCGGCGATGACGGTCATGCGGCTCTGTATTTCAACGATAGCAAAAAGCTAGAAACGGTTAGCGGTGGCATTGACGTAACGGGTGAGATAGCTGCAACTAGCTTAGATATATCTGGTGATGTGGACGTAGACGGTACGTTAGAAGCAGATGCCATGACCCTTAATGGTACTGCGATTACAACTACCGCTACTTTGTCCACCGGCATTTCCAACAACAATGTGCCTAAGTTTACATCTGGTGTAGCCGACAATGACTTCTTACGAGTTGACGGCACTGCTATCGAAGGTCGTTCCGCATCTGAAGTGCTGTCTGACATTGGTGGTCAGGCTAGTCTGACATTTGGCATATCAAATACCAACGCGGTCAAGATCGACAGCGCATCTGTAGCGGATGATGAGTTTGCGCGATTTACCGCTAATGGCCTAGAAAGCCGAAGCACGTCAGAGGTCAGGTCGGACATTGGACTTGGCACTGCGGCGGTTCTGGACACGGGCATTTCCAACACAAATGTCCCGAAGTTCACGTCCGGTGTTGCAGACGATGATTTTCTACGAGTAAACGGTACTGATATCGAAGGTCGTTCTGCTTCTGAAGTGCTGTCTGACATAGCGGCCATGCCATTGGCTGGTGGCACGTTTACAGGTGATGTCACACTCCAACAGAGTGATGATGGCTCTTCTGAAGACCCGCAGCTAATCTTGAACAGGGTAAGTTCTTCTCCCGCAGATAATGACACTTTGGGGACTATCCTCTTCAGAGGTCGCAACGATGCTGGTGAGGTGATAAACTATGCCAAGATTTCTTCGCAAATTGCAGATGCCAGCGACGGGACAGAAGACGGTTTTTTAAGTCTTCAAACGGTTGATGGTGGAAGTACAAACAATACCTTTTTGCGAATCGGTGGCGGTAACATTCAGCTTTTCCGAGACACTATTTTTCAGGGCGACAACTACAACGTCCAGTGGGACAAGTCAGAAGACACGCTAGAGTTTGCGGATAACGCAAAAATTGCTTTCGGTGCTGGGGATGATATTTCTCTGCACTGGGATGGCACAGACGGTCATTTGGCAGTTGCAGGAACCTTAAACATTGAAGGTTCTGGAGAAACGCTTGCTAAGTTTATCGATGACGGCGCAGTCGAACTTTACCACGACAACTCTAAAAAGCTGGAGACGACAGCCGATGGCATGAGTGTTTCTGGCGATGTGCTGGCGCTTACCTCAACGGATGCCGGTACAAGTGCTGCACCCTCGTTACAGCTTTACCGCAATAGTTCATCCCCTGCCGATGACGATGACATAGGTCAAATACAATTTTTCGGACAAAATGATGCGGGAACTCCTGAAAAAATTGAGTATGGCCGTATAGATGTGAAAATTGAGGACGCTTCTGACGGAACAGAGGATGCCGCTCTTGATTTAGTTGCAATGCGTAGCGGCTCATCTCTTACTTATCAACGGATGTCGTTTGGTCTAAATCAGTTTTATAAAAATATTTTGCTTTCCGCAGGTAGCAATCTTCTGTTTGAGGGTGCTACTAGCGACGACTACGAAACCGTCGTCACAGTCACAGACCCAACAGCAGATCGCACCATAACCCTGCCCGACGCTACTGGCACGGTTATAACTACTGGTAATCTGTCCAGCATAACAAGCACTGGAACACTTACTGGCCTGACAGTAAATGGCGACGTTACCTTTACGGGCGACAACTACAACATCGTCTTTGACAAATCTGACGACGCACTAGAGTTCGCTGACAACGCAAAGGCCACTTTCGGAGCGGGTCGTGACCTACAGGTTTATCACAACGCCGCCAATAGCTTCATCGACAATTATACTGGCGATCTGTACATCCGCGACTCTGGTGGGGATATTTATATTCAAGCTAAAGCTGGGGAGAATAGCGCGGCATTTAAGGATGACGGCGCAGTCGAACTTTACCACGACAACAGCAAGAAGCTGGAAACAGCTAGCGGTGGGATTACTGTAACGGGCGAAATTACAACCAGTTCTGGCACAGTAGCCGTGACTAACGGCAACGCAGTCCTGCTTAACACGACAACGGTCAGCAGCGGAGTGTCCAGCGTTGATTTTGGGTCAAGCCTAATTACTGATACTTACGACGATTATTTGCTAGTTGTATCAGGGGCAACAGTTTCGGCATTGACTAGACTGAGGATTCGACTAGGCACAAGCAACGCTCAAGACACAAGCGGTATTTATGTAAGTCGTGTAGTGACGGAGGGTCGTGCTTTAGATCACACAGCGACCTCTACAGATACTCCTTCTAGGTTTATAAACACAAGTAATGGCGCACAATGGCAGCTAACCGGAGACAGCACATACGAAACAAGCCCTTCTTCTACCGCACAATTCAACGCTGTAATTCGTCTATCAAATCTGCGTTCAACTGCTCTTCACAAAACATTTCAAATAGAATCCATGACACACATTGTTCAAGATCACAGTGGCGGCACAGATGATGGGCAAGACTATTATCAAACATTAAGAGTAGGAGGCGGCGTCTATAAAACCGCAACAGCCGTTAACTTTATTCGTTTTTTTGAGCATGATTTTGGTAGTCAAATAAATGGTGGCACTTTTAGTTTATACGGATTACCGGCATGAGCAAACGATACTTAGATGGCGTTCTGGTTGATTCTGCAGAGGGCGACACTGCTGATGTGCCTACAAACGCAGAGAAGCTAGAGGATATACGCCAGAGCCGTTGGCCTTTGTTAGAAGAGGCCGACATCGAAATCTACAAACTAGAAGATGCTGGCGGCAACACGGCAGCTTGGCGCACTTACAGGCAGCAACTGCGCGATGTAACGAAACAATCTGATTTGAACAACATTAGTTGGCCTAGTAAACCGTGATGTTTGGTGTATCATCATTTTCTGTAGAAACCTTCTCTAACACTGATCCGTCAGTGCGACTTGATCCGGCTCTTTATTCAAGAGATCAAGTTGTCTATGTTACGCAAGAGCCTCAAAGACAGGTGTACGTACATAGACCCCTAGAGAATATAATATACGTAAGTCGAGAGGTGCCTCGTGTTTCATTCGTTTCCCCTGAGACGACACGAGTAGTATCCATACCCAGAGATGCTATTCGAGTGACAAATGTAGCTGCTCATCCCACCAAGAGAATTGTTTCCATTTCTCGTGAACTTCGCAGACACGTATCAATAGAAGAACCCAAGAAGCACGTTGTATATATAACTCAAGAAAAGCAGAGAGTCGTTTCTGTTTCGAGAGAAAAACCACGAATGGTTTTTGTGCCACAAGTCATTCAAAGAGTAGTAAAGGTAGCGTAAAATGTCACTTCGTTGGCCCGACAAAGACCCTGATGAACTTCTGGATTATACGGTAGACTGGTCCCGTTATCTGGATACGCTCACCATTGCTTCCGTAGAGTGGAGATATATTCTTCCGAATGATCTAGGAGCAAAAAGCAAGGGTGACGAATCCGTAGCTCTATCATCCTCATCTAATCTAGATGCTACGGATAGCGTAGCTAATCCTACGAATGGATTGATTGTTAACAGTATTCCTTCTGTTACTAACACTACAGCATCTATAGTTCTTCAGGGAGGAATAGCTAATAAGGATTACATTCTTATATGCGAGATAACTACCAGTACCTCTGCAAAGACCAGTGCTGCGATTGTTACAAAGCGAATGATAAATTTGCGAGTGAGGGAGCGTAGCTGATGGCATATGATTACCTAGATATTGTAAACAACGTCAATAGGCGTCTCAACGAAGCCGAACTGACAACATCGAATTTTTCTGCGGCGAAAGGATTCTACGGAACTGTAAAAGATTCTGTGAATTCTGCTATACACGACATCAACCAATACTATCTCTACTGGCCCTATAATCATAATTCAGATGAAGTTACACTCGTTGCAGGTGAAACACGTTATTCTTTTGCGGATGAAGCCAAGTATATAGACTTCAACACTTTTCGTCTGAAAAGAGACAGTTCGGTAAATGTAAACAACGCAAGAAAACTAGAGAAGATAACCTACGTCGAATACATAGATCGTTTCATAGATCAAGAAGACGAGACGGACACATCTAAGGGTGGTACACCTGAAATTGTATTTAGATCACAGGATGGATACTTCGGAATCGTTCCTATGCCGGACAAGGCATACACTATCGAATACGAATACTTCATGCACCCTGTCGCTTTGTCTCTTCACGACGATGTTCCTACAATACCAGAACCCTACAAGCATGTCATTGTAGATGGTGCCATGTACTACTGTTACATGTTCAGGGACAATATGGAAATGGCTTCGATATCGAAGGGCAAGTTTGACGAGGGCATGAAGAACATGCGTAAGATACTTGTAAATGAAAACTATTATGTAAGGGCAACCTAGACATGCCGGATCGTTGGCAAACATACCCCGTCGAATTTCGCGGGGGGCTAATCTCTAATTTGAGTCCGTTACAGCACGGTGCTGCGGCTCCCGGTTCAGCCCGTGTTATGAATAACTTCGAACCTTCTACAGAGGGTGGCTATCGCAGAATAGAGGGATTTGCAAAGTTTAACACAAACGCCATAACTGGTCAGGGCAATGTCTTAGGGGTTGTTTTCTATAAAGACAGTGCGATTGTAGCTCGTGATCAAAGTTCGGGAAACCCCAAGTTGTTTGCCGCGAGTAGCGGTTCAGGTGCGTGGACAGATTTGTCTGTAGAGACAGCCACTGCAGTGGTGAATGGGGCCGTAAGTAGTGACACTGGCATAGTCCTAGATGGTAACAGTGGAACTATTGAGGTGGGTGACACAGTTACAGGGACGGGAATCTCCGGAACTGTTACGGTAAGCACAGTGACGGATCAGAATAACATAGTGGTAAACACTGCTGTCAGTGTGTCTAACGATGTAACTTTGACCTTCACAAAACCTACCATAGCTCTAGGTGCAAACACATCAAGAGCGCGATTTGCCAAGTATAACTTCGACGGCACAGACAAACTCTTTATCGTGGATGGTATAGGCTATCCCTTGATCCTCACCAGTGTTCTTGCAACCGGACTAAGCAAGCTATCTACTCCCTCTGATATAGAAGGAGCTAGTCATGTAACGGTCTTCAAGAACCATATATTTGTAGCAAAGGGCGAAAAAGTCATTTTTTCTGCTCCATTTGAAGATGATGACTTTACAGCAGCTTCGGGTGGTGGTATAATCAATGTAGGTACAAGTGTAACTGATCTCATTGTTTTCCGTGAGCAACTGATTATTTTCGGAGAAGACAGGATTCTCCGGCTAGTTGGCAACAGCCTCGAAGATTTTCAGATGCAACCAATCGCTGATGATGTGGGGTGCGTTGCCTCTGATACTGCACAGGAGATATCCGGAGATGTGATATTCTTGGGACCGGATGGATTGCGGACTGTGGCTGCTACGGAACGTAACCAAGACTTTAACTTGGCCTCCGTATCGAAACCGATCCAGAAACAGGTAGTTCAACTAACTTCACAGAACTCATCCTTTGCATCCACCGTTATACGGGAAAAATCCCAGTATCGTATATTCGGATTTACTGGGTCAGCTAGTGCAGGAACTTCGAAGGGAATCATAGGCACACAAGTACAAGGCTCACAAGGAGCGGAGATAAACTGGGCAGAAACGTCGGGAATAAAGGCGTATGTTGCAGACTCAACATATAGTGGCACTACCGAAACCATCTTGTTTGCACACAATGATGGCTATGTGTATCAGATGGAATCGGGAAATAGTTTTGATGGCGGAAGCATAGCAGCCAGTTTTTCTACCCCGTACTTTCCGATAAGTGATCCGCGTCTTCGGAAGACCATATACAAGGCTACTGTATTTACAGACCCGCAAGGCACTCTGTCACTATCGTTGAATATGAAATACGACTTGAGTGAAGAGGGAGTTATTGAGCCTGACAGTATAACCCTACAGAACACGTCTTCCGCTGGAGGAGTGTTCATATTCGGAGAGCCGGATGTTCAGTTTGCTGATGGTGCTAAGATAAATAACGGCGGTGGATATTCAGCGGGTGTATCAAGCATGGTTGTAGACTTGATGTCTATAGACAGCGGACTAACAACAGGAGATACCTTTCAGGTGCTAACCAGCAGCAGTTCATCAGATAACTTTGAAACGACGTATACACTCACAGGTACACCTTCTATTTCTGGTAGTGCCTCTCTCAGTCCTTCTACTGCAACCACCACGCTAGCATTCAGTCCTAATTTAGCAGCGGCTGTATCAGACAATGATGATATAATTTTCACGAGTATTGGCGGTACGGACAACACGGCGGTGTATAGCGGAGAAACCCTAAAATCAATATTTGAAGATCAAGTACAGGGATCAGGATTCACTGTGTCCTTGCAGTTCGAAAGCACCGATACAAATCCCCCCTACTCGCTTGACGCAGCCGTGCTTGAGTACGGTCAGTACGGAAGAAGGTAATATACTATGGCAGGTTACACACGAAACGATACGGCAGGTAACATTGCGGATGGTAACGTCATTAGCGCGGCTCCTCTCGACGGGGAGTTCGATGCTATCCAAGATGCGTTCGCCCTATCTACAGGCCACACTCACGACGGTTCTACCACAGGTGATGGTGGGCCAGTCAGTAAACTAGGACCGTCCCAACAAACTACGCAAACTTCATCCGCCCTGCAAACTACAACGAATGTAGAGATTGCAACGGATAAGAAGCTGCAGTTCAGGGATACTGGTATATTCATTCAGTCTAGTTCGGATGGTAAACTGGACATAGACGCAGATACCGAACTTGAAATTGTATCTCCCACTGTGGATATCGACGCGTCAACTGCTGTAACCATAGATACGACCACCCTAACAATTACGGGTGCTGCGAACGTAACTGGTGATCTGGACGTTGATAATATCAACATCAACGGCAATGCAATCACATCTACGGATTCAAATGGAAATATCGCACTCACTCCGAATGGCACAGGCGATGTTCAACTCGACGCCGACACTGTTCGAGTAGGCGACAACAATGCAAATGTTACTGTCACAACCAATGGTACAGGCGATTTAATTTTAAATACTAACGCGGGTACGAATTCCGGTTCTATAACTATAGCTGACGGTTCGAACGGCGCAATCAGTATAGCCGCCAATGGAACTGGCAAGGTAGATATCGATACAGATACGGTAGAAGTCTTGAGTACGAATGCCGGTGCATCTGCCGGACCTGTTATGATACTGCAGAGGGACAGTTCTTCTCCTGCCGACAATGACTACGCCGGTTCTATTGTATTTAAACACGATAGTGATGGGGATACGACCAGAGAGATTGCTTCGATTACGACGCAAATGAAGGATGTATCTGACGGCTCAGAAGATAGTGACGTTGTAATCAGTAACTTTGTTGCAGGATCAGCAGTCGCGCAGATCACACTCACATCTACAGGAACGGTTACAAGAGCCGTTCTTCCTGCCGCAGATAACACGCACGACTTGGGTTCATCGGGTGCAGAGTGGAAAGACCTCTACGTTGATGGTGTTGCATACGTTGACAGTATTGCGATGCCAACCACGACAGTCACAGACATCCTAGATGAAGATGATATGTCTTCTGACAGTGCAACAGCACTTGCAACCCAACAATCCATCAAAGCCTATGTAGATGCTAATACAGGATCATTTGTTCTTGAGGACGATGATGGTACTGAAGTAACCGTAGCTAATGGTAAAGAAGTAAAGTTCATAGGTTCTGGTATCACAACCAACTGGACAGATACTTCTGATGGATCAGATGGTGATCCTTATGATCTTACATTTACGATAGATGCTGCACAGACAGGCATCACCTCTATTCTTGCTACAGACTTGAAGATTGGTGAAGATGATCAGACCAAGATCGACTTTGAGACTGCTGACGAAATACACTTCTATGCTGCTAATGTAGAGCAGGTTTATTTGGGTGACAACATTTTCGGTCCACAGTCAGATAGCGACGTTGACTTGGGCAGTACTTCTGTACGCTGGAAGGATGCCTATGTAGATAGTGTAACAATTACTAATGGATTTACGGCAGGTGATGGCTGCACAATTACTACCGCAGATAACGATCCACAGCTTACGATTATATCTACCGACGATGATGGAAGTTCTGGACCTAGAATAGACATGAAAAGAAACTCCGCTAGTCCAGCAGATAATGACTCTCTGGGGGATATACGTTTTATAGGCAAAGATGATGGTGACGCAGATGTAATTTATGCACGAATAGTTGCTGAAGCGCATGATGTTACTGATGGCACAGAAGATGGTGTGCTTTATTTAAATACGATAGTGGCAGGTACATCAAGAAGCCGTATAGAAATTGACCACGATTCAACTATAATAAATAATGATTCCCAAGACTTAGACTTCCGCGTCGAGAGTGACGGCGATGAAAACGCATTTTTTCTGCGGGGTAGCGACAGTCGCATTGGCATAAAAACCGGTGCGCCTGAACACGACTTAGATATCGTAGCAGACACCTCTGGACCGTATATGGTGCGCTTTTTCAACGATGGCAACAATGTCAATCGCAAGGGTCTGAAAATACAATGTGGTGCAGACTCTGGCGACCAAGTTTTCATAGCCTTTGAAGATGGCGATGCTGGCAGTGTTGGAAGTATTCAAGGCTCTAGCGGGACAGCTTCTTACAATACGTTCACTGCTGGTCACCCAGCTATTCTGCCATCAAGTGATGCCGCTGCGGGATATCCCTACGGCACACTGGTTGAAACTACGGGCATTACATATTCAACGGATTCCGCAGGAAATACTACTCGCAACGGAATCATTTACAGTGTACAGAAATCATCTTCTGCAAACAGCAAGTCTGTATTGGGGGCTTACGCATCAAAGGACAATGTAAATGACGGTCAGCATATCGTTTATGTGCTGGGCGACGGACACATCCTCTGCAATAACGCTGGTGGTAACATTGAAGTAGGTGACGGTATCTGTACGTCAGCAACTGCCGGTATCGGACAGAAGGCAACCGCAAGTCCGTCTATGATTATCGGTATCGCACAGGAAGCTGTGACCTTCGCCAGCGGCAGCGAAACAAAGTTGGTTGCAGTGCAGTACGGTCTACAACAGTTTACTCCGTGGAGCTAAAACTAGGACGTTATGAAACTAACAATGGAACCCGCTATGAAGACACAGATGGAACTGGAGGCACACGAAAAAGAATGTGCCATCCGCTATGCTGCTGTCCAAGAGAAACTCGACGCTCTCGACAAGCGCATGTGGCGTCTGGAGGCGATGATTATGGGTAGTACAATGATGGTGGTTGCGATGGTGGTCACAGTATTTATGGGAATGAATTAGTATGAGTGACGCAAACAAGATATCTACCGACACAGACCTCATGGATCAGACAAGGCAGGTAGCGGCAGGAGAAAGCACGGGTGTACCACAAGTAACCGTCGTTCGACCTAAAGTTAAGGACGAGGAAATACAATCTACCGTCGGCACTCAACTCACTGGTGATGTAACCGCCCCCACTGCGATTGCCCCGACAACTGATATTGAAGTAACGGCACCCACTGCCCCGACCAATCTCGGACAGGTGGCGTCGACGCAGCAGATAGCACCACAAATTACGACGATGGACGCAGCACAAATTGATGCCGCACCGCAAGTCGATATAACCCAAGTACAGGGTACGTTATCTGAAGGCGCGATGGCAACTGCCGCCACTCAAGAACTCGACCAACGCGCCACCGTCCAGTACCAACTCGGTGAGCTTCTCGGTAGTATCGAAGAAGGTAAGCCTATGCCGCCGTGGGCCTCACCGGCTATGCGTAAAATTAGTGGTGTGATGCAAGCACGAGGTTTGAGCGGGTCTTCTATGGCCGCAGCCGCCATGACACAAGCAGTTATGGAGGCGGGAGTTGTTATCGCCGCAAAGGATGCAGATCAGTACGCTCGGATACAACTCGCAAATCTCAACAACCAGCAACAAACTGCCCTCGCTAATGCCGCACAGATTGCGGGTATGGACAAGGCAAACCTTTCTGCCCGCTTACAGAGTGCCGTCACAAACGCACAACTTCTCCTTGCTACCGAAACAAAGAACCTCGACTCCCAACAAAAGGCAGATACCCTTTCGTACAACGCCTTGACACAGGCCATCTTCAAAGATGCTGCCGAAGAGAATGCACGTCGGCAGTTCAACGCAAAGAACGAGTTACAGGTTGAAGAGTTTTTTGCCGAACTCGGATCACAAGTCGAGACAGCAAACGCCAACCGAAAGGCTGCTGTCGATCAGTTCAACGCAGGTGAGATCAACGCACAGGGGCAATTCAACGCTGCGATGCGCGACAACCGAGAGAAGTTTAACTCGAATATGCAGTTCGCCATCGACCAGTCAAACGTACAATGGCGCAGACAAGTCAACACTGCCGACACTGCCCTACAAAACGAAACAAACCGTATCAACGCACAAAATCTGTTCAATGCGAGTCAGAACGCTTTGAATAATTTGTGGCAGAAGTATCGTGACAATGCGGCGTGGAACTTTCAAAAGAACGAGTCGTTCCTACAGCGTCAGCACGAAATCGGAATCATGGCAATGGAATTTGCCAACACCAAAGAGTTGTATAGCAAACAACAAAAAGATGAATTAGCTTCGGGTATCGGAAACTGGCTTGCCATTTGGTACGCGAACAGAGGACAGGGGTCAAATTAATTATGAGTTCATTTTTAGCAGCTTTAATTCCTCTCGGACTTTCTATGATCACAGGGGGCGGTCAGCCTCAGCAGCAGGGTCAGGGGAAGGGCATGAATTTAGCAGAGTCGTTTCTTTTTAGCAGCGGCTTACTCAACGAAAATAAAAAACTAACACAAGGTCCGTTTTCCACTCCGGAAATCCCTCGTGCCCGATCTCTCGGACAGATGCGGTTAGGTTCAGCACAATCTGATTCGGTACGTCTAGACCCTACCCAACAAATCGTACAGTCTGATGCCCGTGTAGCTTCGGCGGTGAGTCGTATGCTCACTGAAAGCAAAAACCTACAGATGCGAGACTTTGCAGCGAAGTACGCAACACCGATCACAGCCCGACAGGGACGCAAGACTCTCGCTACGAAACAACCCGGTGATATCAAGGTGAAATAGCAATGGCTGAAGAACTACCTATGCGCGGCACCATCGAAGCCAAAGACCCACTTTCTATGGCACCTCCCGGCTACGGCTTAACGTCTGACAATGAGCGTTGGCCGTGGGGAAAACCTCAAGAAGATGTCAATCCGGAGGTTGTACTCCGCAAGGCCGTCGACTCCTTAGAGGTACCACACGTACGCGAAGAAATGATGAAACTCTTGATGGTGGGTGCATCTGTCGAAGCACTCGTTGAGGGGTACATTTTTCAATCCTTTCAAGAGGGCGGATTCTCACCAGATGTAGGCTTGCTCATCAAGGGTCCGCTGGGCCTGTACATCGCGTCCGTTGCAGAGGAAGAGAACATACCCTACCGCCTCTTCGAAAATGAAAACGCCCTAACCGAAGACGAGATGGACGATGCAACCTTCTTCTCTATGATGCAAAACAACAACCCGGCTATGTTTGCGTACGTCAGTGAAAAGATCAACGAAGGTTACCGGCAGGGTAAAATCCCGCAAGAAGAAAACTTCATATCTATGAAAAAAGATAAAAAGGAATCGTAAACGATGGGAATTGGAATAGCACTTGCATCAGGTCTTGTCAAAGGTTTCACGGAAAACATTGGCCGTGAAATGGAACGCCGTGAGGCTGAACGTACACGCTTGAACACCATCGAAAACGCAATTCTTGCAGCGGGTGTTGGCGATGACTTTAGCAACAAAAACGTAGCGGCGATAAAATCTATGCTTTCGAGCGCACGTGAGCAAGATGCAGAGCGGGGCGGTATCGATCTTTTCGGTACGCGAGGTGCCGAACTCATTCCGAATGATGCGATGTCAGAATTGATTGGTCAACTCCAGTCCACAGCAAAATCGGACATAGATGAAGCTCGTGTGTTTATGCACGACAATAAGCCGTATTACACCTTTAATAGAGAGGTTCGTAACGCAGATAATACATTTGACGCGACTGCTAACTTGAGTGAGATAGCATACATGATTGGATATGATCAGTCGGCTATTGATAAGTGGATCGCTGCACCTGACTCTGTTAAAGCAGATATCTTACAGGTAGCAGAATTTAATGCTAGTGCGCTTGTGATTGACGTTGAAAAAAATAGGCCGGAGGGACAGGATAAGATAGCTCTCGATGTGGCTGGTCTCACGGGTACGACAGACAAACTAGACACAATCTTGGGGTTGGGCATTGCAGACTACGGAGATCAATCTCTCATCGGTAACGCGTACCGTAGGAACCAAGAAAAGACTACTGGGAATGGTGATGGCAGCGGTAGCTCTGGTTCCACCATTTTTAAAAAAACAGGAGTACACAATATTGATAAACCGGAACCGGGTGAGGATGCAGCGTACAACGCCCTCACTGTATCCTTCGGGGTTCAGGCAGGAAACTTGGATGCTCTCAATACCCAGTGGTCAAAATATACAAATGTATTCGGTATGACTGATGCGGATAGTGATGCTCTCTGGGACAAGACTATCCAGTTTATGACACAAAACGACATCACTAACCAGTTTCAAGATGCCACTGCTTTTGCTATGATGCCGGAAGCGCAGGCTAAAACGTACCTTGAAAGTCTCCGAGATATAACGCGCAACGACATGCAGCAAATGTCACTCATTCTCGGTGCCCTCTACACTCCGAGAATATTTAAGGAGACAAAGGAAACGTCTGCAACTCGCGTACCAAACACCGGCTCTAAAACGATTACATCTGAGGATATTCGACTCTACACGGCAAAAGTCTTGTTCGGAGCATACGCTACCGAAAAAGATTTTACGGCTATCGTAGATCAGGATGCTCAATTCGATAAGGTTTTGAGTGAAGAAGTTGGACTCGGTGCGCTTCTCACTATAACAGATGAAGAGATGCAAACTATCCCCCTTGCCTATGCCGTCGCATCCAAATTTGCAGGATTCAAAAGTCTTGCACGTTTCATTTTCGGGGGTGAAGATGAAACTACAAAAGCATACCCAGTTAGCATTATGGCAATCGAATATGCTAGTGAGGGCAAGACTATCATCATCGACGACGACAAACGCGTGGTGGGAGGAAGGTTAGCCGATCAAGAGGTCATCGATGCGGGCGAGGTGATGACTACAGGATACATCGATTCACTCAACGATAAAATTTCAACAGCTCGGCAGAGAGCGCGACGTAATTACGATAGTCGCCCAGACAGTATGCGTAGCATGTCCCTCGAAGACATGGAAGAAATGTACGCTCGTTTCGAATCTCTACGTATCTCTCTTGCATTCCAGATGGCTCGTGCTGCGGACCCGTCCGGACGCCTGTCAGACCAAGACGTTAAGCAGATGATGGCTCTTCTCGGCGGTGACATCAACACGCCACGCGCTATGAAGGCAAAGATAAGGCGGGCTATGGAGGAGTTTGAATATCAGAGACAACGTTTTGCTGCGGTCATTCCGTTTGCTGCTGCATCAGGACAGGCAACACGTACGGATAAACTCCGGGTACACGGCGTACACGCGCTCGACATCCTGTCTAAGAAGGCAGGATTTTTAGGTAGCTCTGGCTTAGAAGCAGAGGTGGCTGCGAGTCAACAGGTTACTGTCATCCAACCCAACGAAACGTACGCCGGAGGGGCTGTAAAGATAGGGGATGAAGTCTATCAATCCGGTGGAAATGGTACTTGGTACCCGGAGAAGTCCTTCATACAAGTAACAGATGAAACCCTCTTGAAGACACTCAACGACGCTATGCCGGAGACATGATGTGCAACAAAATGTAGTTGAAACCACAGAGCCTAAACTCGACGCTTCGCGAACAATTCGTAAAGTTGGCGATGTTGTAGGTACGGGTACGCAAGCCGTAGGTGAAGTACTAGGCTTGAAAGGGGCAGGTGAAGCTTTTCAGCGTTCGGGTATTACCGGCGTAGACCCTGAATCTCGTACTGGTGCCGACGTTGAGTACGCTCCGGGTCAAACACTCGAAGCGTCGATGACCGAAAGCCTTGAAGCGCAACGGAGCGACACAGACTTCGATACCTTCGCTTCGATGATCGAAACTGGCTCTATTCGAGGCATCGGTACTACACCTCTCGAAGAATTTCAGGCCGCACTCAACGTATCTCGTGACGAAACTAAGAATGAGTTTATCCGTGCCCAAGCGACGGAGTTTTTGACGGGAGCGTTGAACGTTTACAACGCAGGTAAGCCTCGCACGGGCTTGACCGCTTTCGGAAGCACTACATTCCAGCCTACACCCGACGCGATAGCCGCAGCGCAAGAGGGCGACGATGCTCTTTTCAAGGCGCAAGGCAAGCAGTATGGAATGGAGCGTGTCCTTTTCAATGCTATCAGTGGTAATCTCAACATTGCCGGTCTCGATCCGAAAGACGCACGAATCGTCGAAGAAGAGATGCTTGCGACGATCACGACGAACGAAGTGTTCCGCGTTGTTCAAACCCGTGTCGATGAGGGCTTGATCAGTGGCACGGCATTCTTTGTGGGTGATGCTATTTTCGATTACATACCATACGGTATAGCTAGTGCCCTAGAGACGGCGGGACGATACGGTGCCGCTAAAGGACAGAAGTTTTTCGGTTTCGACGAAACCGTAAAAATAAAATCCTTGTCCGAAATCTGGCA